GTTTGGCCCATAAAATATTTTTACCTGATTCACCACTCCATAGTACATCTAATCCGTCAGTTGTTAAAACTGATCCTGGCATACCGACAGGTAACCTTGATACACCACCAGAACTTTCAAATAATAAATCTCCTCTTGTAGTTAATACGGCAGCAGTATCTCCTTGAGCAAGAATTGTCCAAACGGTTGCGTCTGAACCAGGAGTTACGTTTACTTGTCTGTCTTTTAATTGTATGTATGAGTTTGAAGAATATCTTACAACATCACCAATATTATAAGTTGTAGCGGCGTCATAAGTACCTCTCCATTTAAATCCTTCTACGACAACTTTCCAATAAGTTGAATTTACGGTACCATCTGCGTCAGCAGGATATTGATTTGTACCATTTAAAATTGCAACGTATGAATTACCACCATACTGAACCGTATCACCAGTTTTGTATGCTGTTCCGTGAGAGTAAATACCAGTTGCATTGAAACCAGTTGTTACTACATCCCAAGTAGCATTGTCGGCAGGTGTTTGTCCTGCAGCTTCTTCAGCAGCAACATATACGTAAGAATATCCTCCGTAAGTTACAACGTCACCTTTTGAGTAAACGGTACTTGCGTTATAAGAATCTTCAAATTGTAAACCTTCAGAATAGATTGAGAAATTTGCCTGAGCAAAATCATCAGCAGTTGCGCCTGAAGTGTGAGCAGTTGTACATCTATATTGATAAGAACCAAATTTAACAATATCATCTAATCTGTAATATTGTGTAGTTGTCCAATCACCTAAAAATGCTAAACCTTCACTATAAAGTGTAAATTTAGATAAGTCTATATTAATGTCACCACCTGAAGCAGATGTGTGTTCAGTTGTGACTCTGTATGTTCTTCCCCCATACTTAACTAGGTCGTTTAATCTGTATTGAGTTGAAGAAGCGTAATCACCTCTAAAAGTGATACCGTCTGAATATTGTTCAAATTTTGATTGGTCTAAAACTGCACTTGAAGAAGTATGAGCAGTTGTAACTCGGTATTGTTTACCACCATAAGATACTAGGTCGTTTAATTTGTACCAAGTTGAATTTGCGTAAGCACCTTTGTAGTAAAAAGATTCTCCGTGTAGTTGCCAGTTTGTAGTGTATGTTGCAGGAGATGTGTAAAATATGTTTTCGTTATTTGGCGATGTATGGTTTGCTATACAAACATATGTATTACCACCGTACTTAACTATGTCGTCTATAACGTAGCCTGTACTAGTTTGCCAATCACCTCTCCATTTAAATTTAAGTCGTCCTAGTTTAAAATCTGCCATTTTTTTCCCTAATTAGTCATTTCTATACTGCACTTTGATATGATGTAGTTGTAGAAACTGCCGTTGTGTCTTCAAAAGTATCAAAATCGTCTGAACTCTCAGCGGTTCTTGTTACTCCTGCATTTACTCTTTTTACTAAATCTCCACTAGTACTATTTATAAGAAAAGTTGTGGTAGGATTGTCATTATAATTGATTTGTTGAAATTTATCACTTGCATTATTAAAGTATCTCTTATCAACCGTACCTGTTACTATACTCAATCCAGTCCTTGGAATTAGAGTAAAAGTTACTACGTTATTATTAACTAATGTAAAGTCTGAAAATGGTACTTGTTGAACACCGTCTAAAAATACTGCAATCCTTGACTCATTTAACACAGGTGTTCCTATTGTAAATTGATATGCCGAACCATCTGTTGTAAAATAGTTGACATCATACATTTCTAATCTTTCATCAACATAATCTGTTTCTGATCTTCCTACAAAATCAGACTTACCGTCTTCGTAAAATTTTGATACTTCAATTGTTTCATTACCTTTGTTAGGATTTACTGAAGTTAGATATAACATACCATCTTTTGTTCGTCTAATTCCGTTAAAAGATTTCTGTTTTACTGAAGCAGCAGGTGTGTGATCTACTAAATATGCCATTTTCTCTATTTATATTTCTACGTTAATTCAAGGATACTTGCGTATGCCTCAACATCTACTGAAGACGAATCAGGATTTGGGTCAGCAACAATTCTTACTATGTCGTTGTTTTCTAAATTAACTGGTTTGTCTAAAGTTAATGTATTGTTTGGCGGAACTTCTAAACTTTTACCTATGTGATAAAAAGTAGAACCACCATCAGTTGTTACTTTTACATTTACGGTAGCACTAGCAGTTGTACTCTTATTTGAAATATATAATGCGTGAATTACAGCAGTTGCACTTGCACCAGCCGTAAATAAATTACCAGCAGACGTATCTACTACTGGAACGGTTATTCCTGCATTTTTAAATGTACTTGCCATTATTAACTACCGAATACTATTGAAAACGCTAATGAGTCTCCAAGCATAGCAACATCTCCATCTGCGTCTGGAAAAGTTATTGTTCTATCACCTGTAGGTTCCTGAACCGTTAGAGTTGTTTCGTATGCGTTTTCTTGGTAACCTTCAAAAATTATATTTGCACCGTTTAATGTAATATCATTACTTGTAACTGCACCTGCATTTGTAACTGCCTGTAAAGTTACAGCACCAGCACCACCAACTTCTTTTACAACGCCTCCAGATGTTTTAGTATATAACTTACCATCTGTTACGTTCATTGCCAATTCGTGTACTTCTAAAGCAGCAGCACCTGGAATTTGACTTGGTGTTTCTGATCGTTTTGGTTTTATTACGGTTGCCACTAGAATGTACCTCCGTCAACCGTACTAACTTCAACATCACCTGAAGTTACCGTAAAATTATTTGAGTTAAATTTTGCAACACCTTTGTTTGAGTTTGAAGCGTCTTCACCCTCAATTTTAATTGTGTTGTTATCAACAATAGTGTTAACTCCTTCACCTGCTAAAAATTCTAAATTTTCTTCTAAATAAACTCTTCCTGTTGTAGAAGTTTCATCTGTTAAAGTTATAAATGGATTAGCAAGTTTAGTTGTTTGAATTGAACCTGCTAACATAGCATTAGTTACTCCTAATGCCTTAACTCTTAATGCGTCTGTACTAACTTCAACTGAACTATTATCTACTGCAACATCTAATTGATTACCGTCTTTTGTTAAAGCGGCACCAGCAGTTATTTGACCTGCACCAGAGAATTGTGATACATCTAAATTAGTTGTTCCAAAAGTAGGAGCACCTGTATGTGTAAATGTATAACCATTGTTAGCATTTAAAACACCTTCTTCAACGAATACGAAAGCACCACCTGATAATTCAGCAGGTTGATCTTCTGGAGTTGCTCTTGTTAATACCCAATTTGTAGAAGCACTACCAACATTTGTAACCGTGTAAATACCGTTTTCACTTGCGTCTGTTTGATCTTTAACTAAAACTCTATCGTTTAAATTAGCAGCAGTTGAGTCAAGTGTTAATGTTGCCTGTGTGCCTGAATTAGTTAATGTTGCACCAACACCAGCAGTACCGTTATTATAAGTTGCTGATAAGTTAGCCGTTGTTGCAATTTTACAAGATGGTTTAGTATCTAAACCTTGTGCAACTTGGTCAACATACATTTTGTTTGCAAGTGAATTATCTGTAAACCCTGCTCTGTCTTCATAACCTGATGGTACAACTACCGTACCTGTACCGTGAGGTGTTAAAGTAATATCTTTATTACCTGCTGTTGTAGTTATTGTTTGACCATTTAATGTAAGATCATCTACTACTAAAGAAGTTAAACCTGAAATATCTGTTGTAGCAGCGGCACCTAAAGTTAATGTTTGAGCACCTAAAGATACTTGCGGATTTGCTATATTAGCATTTGTAATTCCAGCAGTACCAGATAAGTTAGCGTTTGTTAATGCTGTAGCAGTTACCGTTACCGTATTATCAGTAACCGTTTGTGTCATACCACCTGTACCTGCGAAAGTTAATGTTTCGGAAGTATTGTATGTATCTGTTCCTGTATCACCTGCTAAATTAATAAATTGATTAACGGTATCAAAATCTAAATTTCCTGATCCATCAGTTTTTAAGAACTGACCAGCAGTACCGTCGCCATCAGGTAAAACAAAAGTTTGTGAAGCTGTTACTGCATTAGGAGATTTAATTCCTATGTAGTTAGTACCGTTATTAGTACCTTCGTTAAATCTTAATTCCCCACCTGCTGTAAGTGAGTTTCCTATGTTTAGTGTGTCTATTGCTAAGTTTGAATCAACTATTACTGCGCCACTACCTGTTAAAGTACCAGCCACGTGATCTAACATATCAGTAAAATATTGACCACCAATTACTGAAATATTATTTGCGTCACCGTTACCGTCAACGCCGCCTTCTCCTATAAAAACTCTATCTCCAAGATTACCTTGGGTACCTGTTCCATATGTATATGCTAATTCACCAAGTTTTAGTGTTGCTGGTGCCGAAGTGGATGCACTTCTTTTTATCTGTATTACCGTTGCCATATTCCTACCTTAAAAACTTCCGCCGTTAAATGTTAGTGTTCCAGTAGTGGTTACAATTTCGTTTCTACTTACGAACTTACCATCACTAGCTCTGTATTGTAATAATGCACCATCATTTAAAGTAGTTACATCAACATCACCCAATAATTTTAAAGAAAGAGAACTATTTTGTAAAGAAGAACCCGAAGGTAAAGTTACAGAAACCTTTTGTGGTCCACTTGATGTGGAAGTATTGATTTTCGCTGTAATACTTGACATTAATAAGACCTCTCTCTTTTCTTATATTTATAATCTTTTTAACTTGTTGTTACATTAGGTCTAGTAGTGATGATTCCCTCAATTACTCTAGTTACGGCGCCAGTTGCTGTCTTTGTGATTTCTACATCATAGACATATCTTTCTGGTGCGTCTAAAGCACTTGTTTGAGTAGGTGTTAGAGATAGTGCTACAACTCCTGAAGTTGCGTCTGTAGCAATAGTAGATGTAATAGTCGTTCTTGTTCTAGTTGACGCATATCCTTTTGCCATCTTTGCTTCTGTCGTAAATCCAGTCAAATCAAATGGATTACCATTTGCGTCTTTGACCGTAATATCGGAACTGAAATTAGCGCCTTGATCTATTAATAAATTAGCTATTGCTGCCATTGTCTTTTATTGGTTGTACTTTTTCCTCTTTCATCAATTCTAGGATTTTCTTATTATAAAAATCTGTTAAAACTGCAATTTTTTCCAACTCAATATCGTGTCTGACTCTACTTGCCTCAATCTCTTGTCTAGCAGTAATACGATTTCTTAATCCTATGCTAAACTTCGTTTCGTCATACACTTTTCCATCTATGGATATTGACATAATTTACTCCTTTTATTATAATATACTTACTATTTATACGGTTTTAAAGGCACTTTGAAATCTTTAGGATAGATAATTGTTTGTAGGCAATTGTCTTTTTTACCCCCACATACCCAATATTGTTGGTCACTTACTATCAAATTTCTATTATAATCCTTATTAAAATTATCAAAATAATACTTCAACCATCTAGTATTTGTTCGTTGTCTGCTGATAAAGTAAAATTTAGGATTAAGTTTTTCTATAAAATCTATCTGTTGATCTAATACAGGATGATTTATATGTACTCCATCTCTCTTTTTAGACCCACCTGTTTCTCTAAAATCTTTAGAATATAGAAATCTATTCCATAGTCTATATACACCTTCACCAAAAAACTCTCTATGATATATTGTTGATATTACTTTCACATCATCTTTATCACAACTTACAGATATAGCAGTCTGTTCATCTATATTAAACTCCTTATCTGTATAATTTTTCCAATATGGATCGGTCTTACTATCAACAATATCTTTAATAATACTATCAATTTGAATACGATACTTTTTAGGTAATTCAGTAGGTATGAATATATAATTATCTAACATCTGTAAATATCGCTAATGATTTTTTGTTTGTAAAATTTTCTACATTTTGACTACAATGAAAGTGTCCACTAGGAAACATAATTGCCTGATTAAAATTATATGTAAAATATTCTTTAACACTAAATCCTCTTTTGTCTCCTATATGTTTAAAGTCTAAACTATCAGGTAAAGATATATTTGAATCAAATTCTTTTATCTTTTCTTTTCGTTCTTCAAAAGATAATACTGATTGAAAATCCTGTGTATAATAATCATCTAAACTATATGCTTTGTCTGCCCATTGATTCATTATAAAAAGTCCACCTTGTGGTTGTTCATCTAAAGGAACAATTATAGTATAGTATCCAGAGTCACAATGCATTCTATAAGGTTGTTTTAAATCGTAAATGTGAGCATCCCTTAAAGAAAACTCTCCTATACTCTTTTGTATTTTAATTGAAATTGAAGTTAATAATTTTTGATAGTATAATGTTAAATTACCAGATGAAGATTTAAATTCTTCTTTATTATTATATGTAAATGAGTTTAATTCTTTATCAGATAAAAAATCATCTATTATAAAGTTTTCGTACATCATTTAATTTATTCGCCCAAGATTCTTTTGTAACCCAAGTTACATTATAAACTTTATCTTTTTCTTCTCCAGCACCACCAACATTACCTTGTGGTACGGTTGCCATCCAAATACTATCATCATAATGTAATCCTTTTAAATGATATTCTTTAAATGCTTCTTTATGTATTGCATAATTAGAATCAGCATTAAAAATGTCAAAACATATATTTTTCTTTAAATGATCTAACATCATACCCATTCCTTTACCTCTATGTGAGGTAGAAACCCATTGACAAGAACTATACATATGTCTTCCTGGTTTATACATAACTAAATTTGCTAATTCATCTATATTCATATCTGGATTTGAACCTGATTCTTGGTAAAAGTAATTTTCAAAATCTTCATTAAATTGACCAAATGCTAAAACTTTAGCAGCGTAAGTAGCAATAATTTCATTATCTTTTTTTAGATATAAAGCAAAATCATCTCCATCATATACCATAGTTTCATTAAAAAACTCATCATAGTTATATGGGTATTGTTTTTTATCTAATCCTGTTAAAAACTTTTCAAAATCTACAAAGTTATCACTTACTTCCACATCTATATTTCTATCATTAAAAAATTTAAACATTTCAGGATGTTTATCTTCAAATGTCTTATCTATTTTTACTGATTTATGATTATCTATTATTGCCATAACTATATTTATATTTCTCCTTGACTAATTTTCTAAATGATTTTTTATACAGACCTTGCCATATAATTTGATATTGAGATTCCTTATTCATATTAACTACCCAATGTTGTTTACCAGTATTTGTCCATCTGATTGCACCATCATAAGCAGGTAATATTTTGCCATTGAAACAAGAATAACAAGACTTCACGTGATTTAAAACAAGATTAAATGTATTAAGAACATTAAAACTATGTACTCTATCACTCTCTAACATAGGTCTTGAATCGTCTGGTATATCATTGTGTTCAGTTACAATACCACCAGCGTCTAAAGCACTAACATATATGTGACCAACATACATATAAGGAAATATTTTATCTTCAAAAAACTTTTGTAGTGTTGGAAGATAATGTGATATATCAGTCCATTGACTTTTCTCTCTAACTTCTTTTACTTTATTTCTGTATTCATTTTCAGTATTAAAGACAGGAGTAAATTTAGATATTTGATCTCTATAATCACCAGTTTCATTTAAAGCAGTTACACTTCTCCAACCTCTTGCTGGAACTAAATCTCCTTTAGAACCTGGATAGTAAATATTACTTTCAAGGTCATTTAGTCCTTCTCTCTTATAATCAGCGTCAAATGGTTTACGCCACTTGTCTTCTGGTATATCTTTTACTTCTTCAAGTATCTCTTTATAAGGTACCGTCCAAAAGTCAGATACATCAGCAAAATCTACTGATTTAAGTATGTTATGAAATTCTTGGTTATCTGTTCTCATTTATCCATTTCATCCAATATTCTAATAATGAATGTCTATCTCCGTTTTTTAATCCAATCCATAAGTGTTTGGTTGGTTCTACTCCATTGTCTTTGCATAACTTATCAGTTATATGCTTATATTTATCATACAAC